GTTATGCGTGTGCGCCCGTGAAATTGTTTCACGTGGAACACTGCCACACCGACACACAAAATAAAATGTTTCACGTGGAACACAACACCAAGAGTTAATAAAAGTTAAAACGAAAATAATTTGTGCGCTTATGCTTGTATGTTAGAAAAAAGTTGTATCTTTGCAACGTGTTACTTAAACAAGTTGAAATATGAAAGAGTTAATACAGCATTTCAGAGAGCAACCGAAACAAGCAATTAAAGAGGTTGCAATGTGTGTAATGATTTTTGTCGTATGTGGCGCAATGTTGTTTTTATCTGCAATCTTGCAGGGTTGCAGCGTACAACGTGAAAGCGCAAGCAGCGGCAAAGCAGTGATAATAACAACCGATACCACGTACATATACCACGGCGGTACGGTTAAGTTTCCAAAGACCAAATAACACGATGTTTAACAAATAAAGTTTACTACAATGAACGAAAAAAGAAACGCATTTGATGAGTTTAGTTTTGCCGCTTTGTCGGCGTTGGGTAGCCTTATGGCGTGTAATGAAGTTTGCCGCAATCAGCGTGCGGTTATGAAAATAAACCGCTTTCGTGCGTGGCTTATGGACTTGAAACCGCAAGACAACCCCGAACCGAATTTGCCGTTTGACGGTGAACCGCAAGGACAGACAGCCGAATAACAATTAACAACAAGTTTAACAATTAAAAGATTACTACAATGAAAAGTTTTGCATCTAAGTTTAACAAGACTACGTTTGGAATTGACACAACCGATTTTCAGTACACCAAGTTAGCCGATATTTTCAACAGCGAAAGCGAGGGCGGCAAAGATGTGGTACACAAAATTAACGGGCTTTATGTGCATAAATCACAGTTAGGCGACAGCCCCGTAATTATTGATGAGGAAAACAAACGGTTGGTAAACTTGCCAAGCCACACCGCCGAAACAGTACGTGAAATACTTGCCGATGATGAGGCGGTACAAACTATCAAAGACGGCAAAGTAGGGTACACGATTTACGAGTACGAGAGCCACGGCAAGAAGTGTTACTCTATTTCGTTTGTGGACTTGTAAGAGTTTGGAAAGTTATGTTTAACTTTGTAGGGGTTGCAATGTTTGTAACCCCTATTTAATATAACACCGTTATGGCAAAGTTAGGTTTTAAGATTAAGTTTACAAATTCGGTATTTGGAGCAACCCAACGGGCGAAAATCAAAAAAGAGATTTTGCAAGCCGTTGAAAGCAGCCCCGAATATCGAAAAGAGATTGCAAGGGTTTTCCAAATGGCAAACCGCCGTATTCAGAACATAGAGCAAAGCGGACAACTTTCGCCAGCCGTGCAAGCGTTGAACAAAGGCGATGTTAAGGGGTTTACCAAGTTTTCAATGAAAGGCGATTGGAACACCCTAAAAATTGAGTACGGCAAGGCGATTTCGTTTTTACGCCAGCCCACCAGCACGGCGCAAGGCGCAAGGCAGTACGGGCAACACCTGCAACGTATGTACGATTTAACGCCCGATGAGTACAATCTTATGGCGAGAAACCTGCAAGGCAAGTTAAACAGCGTTTCAGATAGTGACTTTGTGGAACGGTATTTGATGCGGTACAAGGATTTCACGGGCGAAATGGAGCAAAGCGCAAGCGATATAAGCACCCAAATAGAAAGTGAAGCGCAAAGCATATCACGGGCGATTGATGCGGAAATAGAAAGGCAGGCAAATGAAGTTGCGGACACAATGGAGGATATGCAAAACGATATAGAGCGCATTTTGCGCAACTTTAATAAGTTTGGGTTATGAAAAAAATACCTTTTGAGTTACAAGAAAGAATAAACAGCCCGAACGATATTGCCGATGTCCTGCAACGTGCCGTAAACGAAAAGAACATTATCGGAAACAGCAAGGGCGAGCGGTTTTATAATATACCGTGTGCGTTTGATATTGAAACAACAAGTTTTTACCGTGATACGGACGGACGGGCATACACATACGAGCAAGTGCAGCGTATGCAGGACAGCAACGGGCGCAAGGCGAAATTAGAGAAAGCCTCTATAATGTACGTTTGGCAGTTTGGCATAAACGGATATACGATAATGGGGCGCACGTGGGGCGAGTTTGTTGCGATGATGCAGACCGTAAGCGAGGTTTTGCAGTTATCCGACAAATTGCGCCTTATTGTGTATGTGCATAACCTTTCATACGAATTTCAGTTTTTGCGCAAGTGGTTTGAGTGGCAACGGGTTTTCAGTATTGATTTACGTAAACCGATATACGCAATAACAACGGGTAACATAGAGTTTCGGTGTAGTTACTTGCTTTCGGGTTATTCGCTTGCAAAGTTGGGCGAGCAACTTATGAAATACAAGTGTGAAAAAGCCGTCGGCGATTTGGACTACCAGCAAATAAGGCACAGCGAAACGCCGCTAACCGATGCGGAAATACACTACTGCATAAACGATATTAAAGTAGTTATGTGCTATATTCAGGAACGTATTGAGGAAAGCAAAGGGATAACGCACATACCGATAACAAAGACGGGGTTTGTGCGCAAGTATTGCCGTGCGCACTGTTTGCGTGAAAAGAGCGATGCAGGAAAGACCGTGCCGAATTGGGATTACGTGAACTTGATGCAGGAACTACAAATTACGGGTATGAACGAATTTAATATGCTGCAACGTGCGTTTGCAGGCGGTTTTACACACGCAAACGCCGAATATACAGACGAAATAATGTATAACGTGGATAGTTACGACTTTACAAGCAGTTACCCGTATGTGATGATAGCGGAAAAATACCCGATGTCGCAAGGCGTTGCAATCACGGTTAAGAGCATGGCGCAATTTGAGTTTTTAATATCAAAGTATTGTTGCGTGTTCGATATTGAGTTTACCAACATATTTGCCAGCGAAACGCAAGACAACCCGATAAGCGCAAGCAAATGTTTTGTTAAGGAAAACCCGTGCGAGAATAACGGGCGTATTGTGGCGGCTGCAAAAATTGCACTGACGATTACGGACGTAGATTTTAATATAATCAAAAACTTTTATTCATGGAAAAGTATGCGTGTGGGTGAAATGTGCTGTTACAAGAAAGACTATTTGCCGACACCGTTTGTAAAATCTATCCTGCATCTTTATGAAAGCAAGACGAAATTAAAAGGGGTTGAGGGCAAAGAAGTGGAATATCTAAACAGCAAGGAAATGTTAAATAGTTGTTACGGTATGAGTGTAACAAACCCGTTGCGTGATGAGTTTACATATAACGGCGAATGGGATATTAACTCAATGACAGCCGAACAAAAACAAGAACTATTATATAAGTACAACACCAGCAAAAACCGTTTCTTGTTTTACCCGTGGGGCATTTTCGTAACCGCATACGCACGGCGCAACCTTTTCACGGGCATACATGAAGCGAAAGACGATTACATATACAGCGATACCGACAGCATTAAGATAATGAACGGCAAGGCGCATGAAGCATATTTCAAGGCGTATAATATGCAGGTGCAAATGAAATTGCGTGCCGCCTGCAAATATCACGGTTTGCCGTTTTCGCTTTGCGAGCCGCAAACGATAAAAGGCATAACAAAGACTTTGGGCGTGTGGGATTTTGAAGGTACATATACGAGGTTTAAGACTTTGGGCGCAAAACGCTACATGGTGCAAGAACCGAACGCACTAAAAGCAGGCGGACGGGCATACGATTTCAGTTTAACCGTTTCGGGCGTAAACAAGAAAGCCGCAATACCGTATCTTATTGAAAAGTACGGCGAAAACGGGATATTCGATGCGTTTACCAATTATTTGGATATACCGCCGCAAGCAACGGGCAAAAACATACATACTTACATAGACTACGAGATACAAGGCGAAATAACCGACTACAAAGGCAGCACGGCGCACTACAACGAACGCACGGGCGTACATTTAGAGCCAACGGGGTACAGCCTTTCCCTTTCGGTTATGTATATAAATTATTTGCGAGGTATTAAATTTAAGGACTAAAATAACAAGATTATGACTACAAGAAAGACAAAGGCAGAAAAGCCGAAATTTTACGACTTGAAAGCGATTTTAAGCAAGAACGCCGATTATAATGTTATATTTGGCGAGCGTTCAAACGGCAAGACTTATGCAGCCTTAAAATATGGTTTGGAAAACTATATCAAGACGGGCAAACAAATGGCGTACATACGCCGTTGGCGTGAGGATTTACGGGGCAAACGTGCCGAAAGTCTGTTTGCAAATCACACCGCAAACGGGCTTATTGAGGAACTGACAGAGGGCAAATTTAATGAAGTGTTCTATATGTCTAACAAGTGGTTTTTGTCGTACTACGATGCAGAGAAAAACAAGCGGACACCCGACACAACCCCGTTTTGTTACGGGTTTTGCCTTTCAGAGCAGGAACACGAAAAAAGCAGCAGTTACCCGAATGTTACAACGATTGTATATGATGAGTTTCTGACACGGCGGTATTATTTGCCCGATGAGTTTATGTTGTTTATGAACCTTTTAAGCACGATAATACGCCAGCGCAACGATGTTAAGGTTTTCATGTTGGGGAACACTGTAAACAAGTTTTGCCCGTATTTTACCGAAATGGGGTTGAAGCAAGTGCCGTTTATGGAGCAGGGCACGATTGATATATACCGCTTTGGCGAACACGGCGCAATAGTGGCGGTTGAGTATTGCAGTAGCACCGTACAACACAAAGCCAGTAACAAGTATTTTTGTTTCGACAATCAAAACTTGCAGATGATTACGGGCGGTAAGTGGGAACTTGCCGTTTATCCGCATTTGCCGTGCAAGTACAAGCCGCAAGATGTTTTGTTTGTGTACTACATTAAGTTTAACGATGTTGTTTTGCAGGGTAACATTATCCAAGTAGGCAACGAATGTTTTACGTACATACACGCCAAAACAACCCCGATAAAAGATGAGGAAAACAGCCTTATTTATTCGCTTGAAATGAACGGCAAACCGAACTACAAACGCAAGTTGTTAAGTACGGCAAGTTATGTTGAGCAGCAAGTAGCACGGTTTTTCGCAATAGACAAAGTTTTCTACCAAGACAACGAAATAGGCGAAATTGTGCGCAATTATTTAATTACGAGCGCAAAGACAAACATAGTTTCGTTGAAATGAAAATTACGGGCGGTTTGGCACGAAATTTGCACCAAACCGCCCGTTTTACAAATAAAATGTCTATCTTTGCAAGTAGTAACTAAATAATAACGATATGGACGCAAATACTATTATTCAAATCATTTCAAGTTTGGGTTTTCCTATTGTGGCGCACTGTTTTGGTATATGGTGAAACAAAGGCAGGCGCACCAAGAAGAAACGGAACACCTAAAAGATACGATTGCGGAAAATACGAAAGTGTTAGCCGAACTTACAACCCTAATTAAAGTTTTGACAGATGAAAAGGAAAGATAACATTTACAAGTTGTACCAAGCGCAAATAAGGGATAAGGACACCGCCGTAACCGAATTTATTGCGAACACTTTGGCGAAAACTCAAAGCATGTTTGAGTACGAGGGTTTGCCCGAAAGCATACCGCAAAAAGAATTGGAGCGGCTTTTGCAGACAACGGGCAACGCTTTTGTTACCAGCGTGGACGGCGTTTTGTATGCGCTATCGGGCGGCAAGGGCGGCGAACCCGATGTTTACGGACGGGCAACGCTTTACACCGTGGCGAACCCTGCATTAAAGTTAAACAAAACCTACGATATACAGAAAGACGGGGTTTTGATTGAGAATGACAGCAACGGCGAAAGCCTTTTGCCGCTGATTGGGCGTTATGCAGTCCTGCATACTGACGGGCTTATTTCGTTGAACACCGCCAGCATCTTAACCCGTATTACAATGCTGATAAGTGCCAGCGATGATAAGACGAAACAAAGTGCCGATGAGTTTTTGCGCAAGATACAAGACGGCGATTTTTCTATTATCGGGGAAAACGCTTTTTTCAAGGGCGTTAATATGCAGACCGCACCGACTACGAACAGCGTGTACATTACGCAACTTATTGAACTGATACAGTACTACAAGGCAAGTATGTACAACGAATTAGGGCTAAATGCAAACTACAACATGAAACGTGAACGCCTTAATTTGGGCGAGGTTAGCATGAATGTAGATGTACTTTTGCCGTATGTGGATAATATGCTAAAAGAAAGACAAAATGCAGTTGAAAAGATTAACGCAATGTTTGACACCGAAATTTCGGTTAAACTTGCGAGCAGTTGGGGTTTGGAAAGGGATAATTACAACGCTTTGGCGGCTGATTTGGAAACGGCAAAGGAAAACCCCGACCCGACAGACGAACCCGACCCGACAGAGGAAACAACCGAAACGGACGGAAACGACACCGAAACAGACGGAAACGACACGGAAACAGAGGAAACAGAGGAAACGAAAGAAACGGAAACGGAAACGGACGGTAACGATACCGAAACAGAGGAAACAGAGGAAACAGAGGAAACAGACGAAAACAAAGAGGATAAGCAATGAAATACAGCGAACTATTTACAACGGGTAACGGCATATTCGCAACCGTTTTCAAGACAGAATATCCGACAGAGTACGCCGCAATTTTCGGCGATACCGCACCCGAAAAGTTAGACGCTTACGCATTACTGATGTACGGCAGCAAGACCGTTGTAAACAGCATAACCAGCGACAACGCAAGCGATGTTGTTTCGGCGGTGATTGCGGTAAACGTGCAAGGTTGGGAACGTGAAGCGGCGGCGATGTTAGCCGATTACGATGTACTGACACCCGTAACGGGCGAAATTGAACGCACGGAAACGGTTACTTTGCAGGAAAGCACGGACAACACCGAAACGGGCGCAAACAAGGCTTTCAACGACACCGATTTTTCAGACAGCGACCGAAAGACCGCCGCCGATGAGAGAAACCGCACAGAAAGCCGCAAAACGACCGAAACAAGCAAAGGAACGGGCGCAAGCAAATCAATTTCGGGCGAAATTGCAAAAGAATTGCAGTTAAGGCGTGATAATTGGAGAAAAAACATTATCTTTGCACTTGTAAGAGAGATTACAACGAGTATTTACGAATAACTAATTTTAATTTTAGCAATATGGAAGTAAAACAGATTTACACGCTTATTAACAGCGTATCGGGTGAGGTTTTGGGGCGCACTGATATTGTTACCGAAGACCTTACGGGAATTGTGGATTTAGGCACGGAAGTGTTTAACCAAAATGCAGTTGACAACTACGTTAAATCACTTGTAAACCATATCGGTAAGGTGATTTTCGTAAACCGACCTTATGCGGGCAAAGTGCCGTCTGTGCTTATGGATGCGTGGGAATTTGGCAGCGTGTTGGAGAAAATAAGTGCCGATGTTCCCGAAGCAGAGGAAAACGACACGTGGAATTTGACGGACGGGCAAAGTTACGACCAAGATGTTTTCCACAAACCGACCGTAACGGCAAAGTTTTTCAATAGCAAGGTTACGTTTGAAGTACCCGTATCAATCACCGAAAGACAGGTTAAGGAAAGTTTCAGCAACGCCGCACAGTTGAACGGCTTTATTTCGATGATTTATGCAGCCGTTGAAAAGTCAATGACTATCAAAGCCGATGCGCTGATTATGCGCACAATTAACAACATGATTGCGGAAACGGTTTTGGCTGATGCGCAAGCGTTTGGGGCAACGGCGGCAGGTGATATGGCAGGGGCAGACCTTGCAAGCGCAAGCACTGCAAGATGTGTAAACCTTTTGAAGTTGTACAACGATAAGACAGGGGCAAGCACAAAATTAACCGCTGCAAAGGCGATAACCGACCCCGACTTTATCCGCTTTGCGTCTTACGTAATGGGAACTTACGCCGACCGCCTGCAAAGCATTTCGACCGTGTTCAATGTCGGCGGCAAGGAAAGGTTTACCCCGAAAGATATGTTGCACGTTGTACTTTTGTCCGACTTTGCAAAGGCAGCGCAAACCTATCTTTATTCAGACACGTTCAACCGTGGCGATGTGCTTTTGCCGCAAGCCGAAACCGTACCTTTTTGGCAGGGCAGCGGACAGAACTACGAGTTTGCCAGCACGGGTAACATTAATATCAAGGAAAGCGGCGGCAAAGCCGTTGAAATTTCGGGCGTGTTGGGCGTGATGTTCGACCGTGATGCGTTAGGCGTTTGCAATCTTGACAGAAGGGTAACGACCAACTACAACGCAAAGGCAGAGTTTTTCAACAACTATTACAAGTTTGATGCAGGGTATTTCAACGATACAAACGAAAACTTTGTAGTATTCTTTATTGAGTAACTCAATAGGTATTAGATTGTTTAACTTTGGCGGTGTGGGTGCAGGTGAAAGCGCACCGCACCGCCTTTTTTCTTTCCGATATGACAACGATAAACTTTTATTCATACAACGGACACCCCACCACGGTAAACAAGCAGTTGGGTGAGTTTACGGCGATTGAGGGTGATTTGCGGCAAACTTTCGATGTGTTGCGCCCGACCGTTACACTACGAAAGCAGCCACGCCCGAATTTCAATTATTGTTATATTCCCGATTTGGGGCGGTATTATTTCGTGGATAGAGTAAGTTTTGAGGGAAACAACGCCTACGAACTTTCGTTGCGTGTTGATGTGCTGAAAACCTACGAAAGCGAAATTTTGGCGGCAACGGGGCGAGTGACTGAAAGCGACAACCCCGACCCGTATATTTCAAACCGTGACACGGTGTACAAGCGCACCCCGAATTTCGAGAAAGTGCAGTTTTCTGAAACGGGCTTACTCAATGAAACGGGCGGCATTATTATGGTAACATTAAAAGGAACTGAAAATTAAAAGGATATGGCAGTAACAAACAAAGTACCGCATAGCACGGATAACAGCGCGTGGCAGGGTGATAGCCCTTTTGGTGGTGATTATTGGTATTTGCGGCTAAACGCCGAAAAAGGCTACAAATTTGACGGCGATATTACAGCCGCTTACACCGACACCAGCGGACAACCGCAAACGCTTGTTTTGACACCCCGAAACGCCTATAATTTGGAAGTGTGGGCTGAGGTGTACGACACGGACGCAAACACGGCTTTTGTGATTACGGGAAACACCCGTTTGGATAATGAGTTAGACGTTATAAACGAAATACCCAACACAACCGCAACGGGCGAAAAGTTGGGAACGTTGCAAGCGAGAGTAACGGTAAACGCAAATGAGGGCTTTATAATAACAGCGGCGCAAGTGGAATTTACGGGAAGTTACGGCTTCCCCGATACTCAGGACTTGACAATTTCGCCAGACGGTAAAACGGCAAGTTGGGAGTCTGACGGCGCCAACACGGATGACAGTTTCACGCTTACGGGTACGACAGCCAGCGAGGGAACACCCGAACTTAATGTTACGAACAACATAACGGGCAGCGGCGTAACCGAACAACATACGTTTGACGGGGAAACGGCAACTTTCACCGTTACGGGGCAATCCAGCCCGAACCATGTGCGTTTCTTTGACCTCAAAGCGAGTTACACGAACAAGGCAGGAACAGCGACCGAAACGCCGTTTGTGGTGCAGGATTTGGAATACAGCCAACAAGCAACGCTAACCGTTACCGACATAGACCCGACAAAGCCCGTAACGCTTACGGGAAGTTACGATGATGTGTTAGAAATTTCTACAAACCTATCAAATTGCACCGCTAACGAGGACTTACCGCAATATGTGAAAGCAGGGGAAACGGTAAATGTTACATTAACGGCAAACGATGGCACAGAATTTGACACCGAACAAAGTACACCGCAATTCTATTACAATAACGCAAGCGGCTTCACTCAAACGCAAGACCTTACGATTTCAAGCGATAAAAAGACGGCAACGGGAAGCATACAAGTAAACACTAATTGGAGCGATTTTGCAGTTATTGGCAGTGCGTACCCCGTTACCGTTGTGGGCGAGCAGTACGGCGCAATAAACGTGTATTTGGTAACGCTTGACGAATTGGCAGAATTTAGCGCAAAGCGGTTTTTCAAGGAAACGGGAACAGACCCAAGCACGGGCGCACCCATATACGAAAACATAGATTTGGGCGCATACGTGAACAAGATACGCCGTATTTACACCAACATAGGCGCAAGCAGCACCGATGTAATACGATGCGGCAACTACAACACGGGCGTATCTTGCCACCAGCCAGCACAGGACAAAATAACGCTTAATTTCGGCACGGCGGTTGTACCAGCGCACAATGAGGATAACACCGACTACGAAAGCGAAATACAAATCTTTTTGCCGTTTGCAGGGTTTGTAAACCTTAACAACGCTTATGCAGGTAAAACGATAGGTTTACAGTACGTTATAAACGTGGTAACGGGCAACGGGGTTGCGCTTTTGTCCTGCAACGGTGTAGTGTTCCAAGTTGAGGAAACAGAGCCAAGCAGCGAAATAATATACCTTTCACCAAGCACGCAAGTTAAAACCGTTGGCGGCGATGATTGGAACGAAATGTTATATTACGGGTTAGAACCTTACATTTACTGCAAGTGGTACGAAAGCGCAAGCAACGGGCGAAACAATGACCGACAAACGGGCATTTTAGGCGATTTCAGAGGGTTTAACGTGTTCGATGATGTTACACCCATACACACCGCCGAAATGCTGACAGAAGAACAAGAAATGATATACACGGCTTTATCTGACGGCGTTTATATTGAGTAACCCGAATAAGTACAAAAGAAAAGGAGGCAACTTGATTGTTACCGCCTTTTTTCTTTGTGCCGTGCTGATTGTTATTTGTCTTGCATTATATCAACACCCGTTAAACCCATGTATAAATTTGTCGGGTAAGTTTCGCAAAAGGTTTTGAAACGCCCGATAAGTTTTTCAGCCGCTATAAAGTCGTATGCTTGATTTTTGCAGGCACATTCTTTCGCAAACTTGATACGGGTATCACGGTTAAACACGATTTGATTTTCCAACATATCGGCAAGCGTCTGCATACTTTCGGTAACGCTTTCCAAGTTGGTACGAATTTCGGGCGCATTTGCCGCCAAAAACTCAATGCGTTTCTTACTTTGCAGCACAAAATTTTGCATGGCGTTCAACACTTTTTGATTTTCGTAAATTAAATCTGTTGTTTTCATTTTGATAAGTATTTAATTGTTTAACACGGTGCAAATGTACGCAATTATTTCGATATACAAGCGGTTGGCGTGTTATTTTGTGTTAAATTATTCTTTTATGATTATTTA